AACTTCTGCTTTCGGAATCTATTGAAAGCACCACGCTGATCCAGACGGAAATTAATCGCACGGTTATGGAAGGCAGCGAGCCTGCAAAGTGTTTCCGTAACGCCGTACCGATCTTCAACATGAACGCTAACACCATGCAGATCAATATCGGCGAGACTGGCACGTATGCCCCGTTCATTGCAGAAGGATCCGAGATCCCGATCAATACACAGGCATACACCGCCCGCACCTGGACGAGCAAGAAGTTCGGCGAACGGCCAATGATCACCCGTGAAATGGTTGACGACTCCCTGTTCTCTGTGGTTGAACTTGAAGTCCGCAAGACCGGGTTCCGCATTGAGAACACCCTTAACCAGTGGATGCTGCAGGTTCTCATTGAGAACGCAGGGAACGAACACGACATCAACGCAGCAGCCGGCGTCGTTGCTGGTGTTGCTGCGGTTATCGCCGCACGCCAGGCAAACAGCGCTGACGGGTTCATCTCAGACACCATTGTTCTGCACCCCGCAATGACGAACTACCTGTATAAGGATTTCGTGCCAGGATACAACGTGCTTGCACAGCAATACACCAACACCGGGCAACTCCCGAACGTCATGGGATGCCGCGTGTTTGAATGTGGGGTTGAACTGACCAGCACATCAGCACCAACCAAGTCCAGTGCCGCAGGGCTCGACTGGGCCCCACCGGCAGACGCCAAGATCGGCGGGCTGGTATTCGACAGCAAGAGCTGTGGTGGTATCGGCATGAGACAGGATATCCGTGTCGAACGGTATGCAGACCCGGTACGGGACCTTATCGGCATGAGCACAACCATGCGGGCAGCCTGCCAGTATGGCGTTGCAAATGCAATATGCCGTATCGAAACCGGTGGAGCGTAAGCCTGAGGGAGGCCATCCCTCATGTTATCGTCACAGAACAGCGGCAAATACTTTACCCGAACATATTGGCGGGATAAAGAAGCGGGAGAGCGGGATAAGTCCGGCTTAACCGCAGCCGAACTCTCCTTTTTGGAAATCCAGGATGGAGAAGCACAAGCAAAGTTTGATCTTGAACGGTTAAGGGAGAAGACCGATGGCATACTGCACGACAACTGACGTTTACCTGGAAGCGGGAACCTCTCTCGGTACAATCCAGATTAACGATATCGGTAGTATGATTACGCGCAGTGATGCCGAGATAAACGATACTCTTACGATTAAAGGCGTATCCGCACCAACATCATCAACACTGTTAAAGACAGCCTCTATCGCTCTGACCATTGCCAAGATCAAGCGGAGACAATCACAGGAACTCAGCCGGACGAACTCTGCCTCAGTTGGGGGGGACATCTCATACTCCGTCTCTCCTGAAGTGGAGGCAGCCGCGTATGAAGCCAAAGCCAAGATCGCGATTGATCAGTACGTCCTTTCAATTAATGGCGGTGTCCGGGCATCCCGGGTCCGGTCGGGGTGCCACTGATGGTTTTACCGGCAGTCTTCCTGATCCATAGCGCCACCCTCCACCAGATGCAGAAGAACTTCACCCTGGCATATGATGGCGGGACCGCGGTCTTCACGGCAGGTAAAACCCTCACGGGCGCAACCTCGCACGCAACCGCGATCATTGTATCCACCGGCGCATCAGCAACGGGAACACTCACCCTGCACACCATTTCCGGCACCTTTGCCAATGATGAGGTCCTGAGCGACAACGGGACCGTGCCCGGGGCGGCAGTTGCCAATGGCACGATCGCGGAAGCCTTCGACGGCAACGGGGAACTCTCGTACACGGATGTGACCGCTACGGTCTCGTGCCGGTTCGTTGGCCCTACAGAATCCTTCCGGGGCAAGCCGGTATACATCGTCAGCACTCCACGGGTCCTGCTTCCTGCAGGCACAGCCGTGAATGAAGGCGACACTCTTACCAGCACCGTGCTTGGGTTCGCGGGAACCTTCCGGATTAATTCCGTCAAGCAGACCTACGAGGCGACCCAGGCTGTAGTCTCGCATATCACCTGCGAGATCGCTGCTGCAGGCGCCACGGGAGGCGCGTGAAGTGGAAGAGACAGTGAATTGTTCCGGTCATCAGGAACTCCGGGATATTGTCATTGAGACACGCACAGATGTAAAACACATCTTATTCGAGCTTGGAAAAGGCGAGATCCGGATGAAAAACCACGAAACGCGGATCAATACTCTGGAATCAATCAAGGATCAACAGACCGGGGCAGATCGGCAGGTAGCAAAGACAGCTGGGATAGTTGCCGGTGTGATTTCCCTGATTGGCGTGATTGTCTCCATTATCGTCTCAATCTGGAGGGGCTGATGGCCGATATCATTGTCGATGGCCTGGCGGAACTTCTCGGTGCGTTCGACAAGCTTGCAGAAGAGATCCAGAAACGCCAGTCGATCGCCGTCGGATTAGCCGCGAACGAGTACAAGAACGACGTTCAGGCGACTGTCACGGAGATCGGCCTCTACAAGACCGGGAACTATCGGACCTCGATCCACGTCGAACCCGGCATTGATCTGGATGGTGTTCCTTACGCCCTCACCGGTACCGACCGGGTAGACGCCAAACAGCACGAGTTCGGAGGGGTAATCAAGGCAAAGAATGCCCCGTATCTCGTCTTCAAAATAGATGGGAAATGGGTCAAGGTTAAGCAAGTCACGCAACCCCCGCACCCGCATTTCCGTCCGGCCCTTGACCGGAACCGCGAGAAGTATCAGGGCATGATCGCGGAGCTGATGCTGAAATGACCGACGAGCCCGACATGGTTCTCGCGGTTATCACCCGGCTGAAAGCGGATACCCCGGTCGTCGCGGTTGTGGTTGCCAGGATATACCGGAGAGGTGACGCCCCAAAGATACCAATCTATCCGTACATCGAGGTTACCGAGGTAAGCGATATCGGAGATGACGATACCAACACGTCAGGATATGCTCACAGCAGGGTCCAGTGCACCTGCTTTGCATCTTCAGACCGCGTCGCCAACCAGCTCTCGAAAAAGATCCGGAGGGCATTGCATCGCACTACGAGCACAGCATTACCGGCCGGTACCGGCAGCGTCTATGTAATCAGCATATTCGACGCCGGTGATGGGTCGGACGGGGACGCTGAAATCCCGTTATTCATGTATTACCGGGACTTCGCAGTCCATTATGAGTATCAGTAGGAAACAAGGAGGAAACGAACACTATGGGAGAACAAGCAGTATCGGCGGCAGGCTACCATGTAATCTGGGGAACCAGTTATATCGGGGAGGCCATCGATCCAAAAATGCCGGACGAAACCCGGAACATGGTCGACAACACCACCCACGACGCCCTCGCGGCGAACGGTGGTTATGAGACAAAGAGCAAGGGTATCATCACCCAGGGAGATGGATCCATCAAGATCTACTACATCGGATCGACTGTCCACAAGGCACTCCGAACAGACTTCCTCGCGGGAACCGAACGGGATGTGTACTTCATCAGGCCGTCCTTGGGAGACCTCGCTTTCACCTGCAAGAAATGCACCGCCATCATCTCCAAGATGGCCGAACCCATCGACAAGAAAGGCAACGTTACCTGGGAACTGGCCATCACCCCGACATCCAGCCAGACGGATATCGAGACCGCGGCAACCGGCCTGACCACGCCGTTCTTCGCGATCGCCGATGACGACAGCCCCACGAACGCCATCACCCCGGTACCCGCAGCGGCGGCGGCTGTCTATGCATACCGCGCCGAGCTCTATGCGGACAACGCAACCTTCACCGTCACCCCGACCGCCACGGTCGGCTCGATCTACGTGAACGGTACCCTCGTGATATCCGGCGCTGCATCCGGGAACATCACCGCACCTGCAGCCGGGAAGAAGATGTACCTTCCGATCGTGGTCTTCGAGGCCAACAAGTGCCCGAAACCTTACCTGGTGATCATCGCGAAGGGACCAACGAACCACCCGTGAGGTGACCAGTGACTGACCGATCCATCCCGTTCCAGCTTGGGAAAGGCACTCATCTCCGATTTAATCGGGGGGATATTGAGGCCCTGGAGACTGCATTCAGCACTATCAGCGGTCGCCGTATTGGATACCCCCAATTCCCCGATTTCCTCCACAGCCTGACCGGCCAGGGGTTCTTTGTCTGGCGCGGGCTGAAAATGGAAGCCCCGGACGGGAAACTCATCCATACTTTCCCCCTTAACGTGGCGGGCAGCGAGGAGGCCGGGGACGCCGTCTTTGCTTTCATCCAATGCGGCAAACCCGGGATCCTTGGAGGGGCGATCGCGGACGCGCTCGTATCTACTGGTCTTTGGAAATCAAAGACCGACAGTGAAAAACAGGATACATCGGAAGGGGTGGACGGACCAAAAAACTCACCGACCTGATGGCGGACATCATCCCGATCGCCCTCAGGTACGGAATAACAGACGAACGGACGTGGTGTATGACATATGGAGAACTGATAGCGGAAATTGAGGCAAACCAAAAACGAGAGCAGTTCCTCGATCTCCTAAATGGAAAACGCTGCGTTATCGACGCCTCACTTCACGGGATCGCATCCTGCCCGGCCGATTACATGGTAACAACGACAACAACCGAAGAAACTCATCCGACCCCTGAAGAGATCTGCGATCGCGCCTTCAGAGCCTTTGCGGGGGCTGGTTTATGAGCCTCATCGATGCACTCCTGGGGGATAAGGGGCTGGTTGTCAAATTCAAGGCAGACCTCACCGATCTACAGGCCGGGATCGCCAAGGCAAAAACCGACCTGATCGGCTGGAGGGACGAGACTAATGTGAATACGCGTGACATGGCATCATGGGGGGCCGCCATCACCGCGAACGTGGCCCCGGTTCTCGCCCTGGGAGCTGCAGTATATGGCATGCAGCAGAAGTACGGGGCGCTGGCATCGGAGATCACCGATATGTCCACCAGTACCGGCTTGAGCATCGACAAGATCCAGCAACTCCAGTATGCTGCCGTGCTCTCCAACACCGCGTTTTCAAACGTGGCGATGGGGGTCAACACCCTCACGCTTGCGATCTCCAAGGCCGGGGATGTTTCCAGCGAGGCCGGGAAAGCCTTTGCCGAGATTGGTGTCTCCACAAACGGCCGGTCGGTCGATCAGGTGTTCGAGGACGCCACCACCGCTCTGGTGGGGATGGAGAATACCACCCGCAGGAACGAGATCGCCATGACCCTCTATGGCCGAAGCTGGAAAGAGATGCTGCCGTTCATGGAGGACTATATCAAAAACAAAGAGAAGATCCAGAGTTCTCCGACGTTCTCGAAGCAGGACCTGCAGGACCTGAAAGACGCGAAGAAGGCATGGGACGATCTCGGGAACAGCGTCACGGTTTATACCGGGAAGGCGCTGGTGGAGGTGCAGAAAGGGACAAGTTTCCTCCTCACTATGGATGCGGCATACCGGAAGCTGGCGAAGGGAGATGTCGGGGGTTTTCTCGACGCGGCCGCAGAGGAACGCAACCGGCAGATAATGGTGGAGCATGACAAGCTCACCAATCTGATAGCGACCAACAGCGGTCCACAGAAAGCGTGGTCTCCCGCTGGTGCCCCGGCAACTGATCCCTTCTCCGGTCTGACCGCCCAAGAGGCCACGATCAAGAATCTGTCTGATTTTACAATCCCGGATCTTGAAAAGAAATTGAAGGACCTGCAGACAAGCGGCACGGCCACTTATGCCGAAACCGCAAGCGCATCGCTCGACCTGATCAACGCGAAACAGGAACTGATCGACCTCACGACAAAGGAAACGGATGCCCAGAAGGACCTCAAGACCGCGACGGACGACCTCTATGATGCCCAGGACAAGCTTCACGATATCAACAAGGATTTCCAGCGCGAAATGTCGACCCTGAACCCCCGGGATGTAAGTGCTGCCAGGAACCTGATCATCCATAATCAATGGGCGACCGAGGACCAGCAGGGTGCCATCAGCAAAGCCCAGGAAAAGGTAGGTGCCCAGGCCCAGGCAAAAGCATCCGGGGATCTCATCATCAACATTGACGGCAAGCAGTTTGCGAAGGTTCCCAGGGTAGTTGCCGGTGACCTTACACCAGACAAACTAACTTCACGCGGGATAAGGATAGCCTGAAATGACGACGTGCACGTTTGACGGAACGACCGTCCAGAGCCGACAGATCACCAGGGAACTTATACTCGGCTCGATGGTCTTTGAAATCGAGATCACCTGTCGGACCACGAACCGCTCCGAATATACCACCCTGGCGGCGAAGGCGGGCCATATCGGCAAGAAACGCCTGCTATCCGGATATACCCGGGTCACAACAAAAGGCGGCACGAAAGGGACGCTTGTCCTGAATGGAGCCACCTATACGAATTGTTATATTGAAAAAATCAGCGCTGCCGAGGTCAGTCAGTCAAACCTCGCGGCGTGGGATTACACGATCAGTTTTGTGAGGCATACAGCATCATGACAGAAGGAAGATTGCGAGGAATCGCCGAAATGGATGTCGTCCACAAAGACAAGGACGGCAAGGTATTAGCATCTGACCATGTTGAAACGCCCGTCACGTACCGGCTGGACGCAGACGGCAAACCGATTGATGTCCAACCAGAGGAGAAGAAATCATGAGATTCTCATCATTACTTAAAGCATTCCTAACCCTCGTCACGGTGACATATGTGGGAATGGAATACCAGGCACGGTTTACGAACCAGAGCACCGTTGGTGCGTGGAAATGGATGGCGATCGGGAAAGGCGCCACCGCTGAGGACGCCAGTCATACTGCACTTGTAAATGAGTGTACGGAAACCACGATGATCCGGGCGCTCGCAACGCTCTCCTACGAGAGCTCCTACAAGAGCGTGTGGACATACACCTACACCAACGGGACTGGTTCAACCATCGCAGTCAACGAGGCGGGAATCTTCGACCAGCTCGCGGTCGGGGGGCACATGCTCATGCGGGGCCTGATGCCGGCAACCTATAACGTAGCCGCCGGCCAGACGCTTGAAGTGACCATGAAACTCGCGCAGAGCGTGTGATCATGACCATTGCATCACTCGACGGATACATTGCGAGCGCCAAGCAAAAGCTGCTGATTGTGAAATCCGCCTCGAAGACGACGGTAGCATATTGCACGTTCGTGGTCTTTGACCTTGCAGGGATTCCCCCTGCCGGGACGCTCTCGCCGGGCAATACCGCGAATGGTCTCGTCCCAACGGATGCCGATGTCGGGTTTCCCCTGATTTCCGCACTCGGAGCAGTCGGATACATCACCCGCGTCGTCTACACCAACTCTGTTGCGGGAAACCTCAGTATCTATGACAAGGTGTTCCACTGCGGGGCATACACCTTCAATGCCGACGTCACCCTATCAGCACAACCCTCGTATGCAGGAAGGATGCCCGGGGCGGATTACTGCGGCACCGAACTCTGGTATGAGTGTGTGACCGCAATCACGACCGCACAGTCGGTTCAGGTCAACTATCTCGACCAAGATGGCAACGCCGGTGACACGGGTGTCGTTGCGCTCGGTATCGCACCCACGCAGGGCAGAATGTTCCGGTTGAATCTCGCCGCAGGGGATTGTGGTGTCTCGCAGATTACGCGGGTACGCAGCACCGGAGCGACCGCTGGGACGTTCAACATCATCGTCATACGGCCGCTCTGGTCGGGACGAGTCAAGGTTGCCAACGAGCTCAATGTCGATGATCTTCTCACGACCGGGATGCCACAGGTCTACGATACCTCGGCGTTGTATCTGGTTCTCGACCCCGACTCCACATCGTCCGGCTTACCTTTAGTCAGAATCGAGGTCGCTGACGGATAAGTCCCATGACCATCGCAAAGTCAGTCTTCAGGCGGTGTCTCGGAGGCCGCCTTAAGCTGGCCAATCTGGTCAGAAAAGACCGGCAGTCCGTATCAGATCATATAGCGGCAGATTTCTTTGAGGGGGGACTGTTTTTATCCCTTAACCCTCCGACTATCCGGATCATCCCCAGCGTGATCTATATCACGGGCATCAATGAGGCTGTTCAGATCGATACCGCTACACTCATCCTGGCACCGGATGCACTCTGGGCCTCGGCTGCCATGAAGGGTATCATCAGGATGACGCCGGGGGGAATCTACATCAAGGGTGTGAATGATTTCGTCGTCTTTGATACCGCCGCGATCACGATGACCCCGGAAACGATTGATCCCCCACACCTGATCACGTTCTGGACGGAACTCAAGATTGAGGGTTCCCTCCATTGCGGCCCCGCCCCCCCGCTGCATCAGTATTACGGATCGATATTCCGCCGGGCAGTGGGGGATAGACTACAAATAAGCAATCTTATTCAGTGGAATAAATACGATAACACTCAGCCCCTGCCAGTAGCAGCCGAGTTCTGGGAACCCGGCATGGGAATAATATTCTCAGCTGCCCAACTTCATCTCACCGGCACCATGTTCATCGCCAATATCAATGCGCAGGTTGCCCTGCAGGGCACGATCAAGATGGTGCCGGTATTACCTTCGGTTGCCGCAAGCGTCGTAATGGAGGGTACGATCTACAATGTGCCGGTCCAGGTGGTGATCAAGGAATCCGTCATCGTATCCCCGCTCAATATCGACATAACCGTCTCCCGTTCGATGGTAGATCCGATATCTCACGCCACGTTCAATTTTGATGGTGACGAAACGGGCGGGCAGTTCAGTAGCATCTATTACCGTGACATTATCGTGACAATGCCCGATTACCAGAGTATCGAACGCCCGGTCTTCGTCGGGTTTTTCCCGTCATCGCAATCGAAGTACGGGACTGTCGACCTGTCGGAATCTTTCAGCGCGTTCGATTACGCGTGGTATCTCTCTATGCAGGAGATTGACGATGCCGATCTTGCACTCCTCACCCCGACCGGGCAGGCCGATATCTCACAGCACCGGTATATGCTCCAGTATGATTTTGTCGTCCGGCAATTTGAAATCGGGATGATTGTTACCGGGGAAACGACCGGGCACATCGGCCGAATCCTCGAGATCCATCCATACGGTTACCGGTATATTATCATGACCATTTTTACCTCCGGCAGCGGCCCGTTCTTCCAGGACGATGAACAACTCCTCGTGGATGATGTAGTCTATGCAGCTGCGAATGGTCGCACAATGGATGTCACCGGCTCTGCCGGCACGAAATACCCGGACGACCGGGTCCGGAGCCTGCTTGGCGGGGATAATTGGGCGAACGTGACCGGGATCTGGCCGTTCCGGATCGCCAATACCGCATCCGTCTGGGGAGGCACGAAACCCGCGGTTGATTTCATCTCCGGGGCCACGGACCCCAAGCTGAAAGCGATTGATGAAATGGCCGAATATCTCGAATTCATTCGGGAGATCAAACCCCGGGCGTTCGGATCCACATACGTTGATGCCTTATATTTCATCCCGCAAAGCGACATTGATGATCCATATTCCGGTCTTGATCTGCCGGCCCCGATCTACATCACCGCACCATCCGCATTTCTGGACGAGCCTGTCCTTCTTACTCAGGACGGCGGTACGAAATATAACCGGATTACAGTCTGGTGCCAGTCATTCACCGGCGCATGGCTCCACAAACGGATCCAGTCATCCGGAGTGGATAACGGCACGGAGAAACTTATTACTTTCTCCCAGACCGACCGCAACATCGCCACACAGACAGAATGTAACCAGCGCTGCCAGGACCTCTGGGATTACAACCACATGCAGATCCTGAAATGGCAGGCCGTATTCATTGAACGCCCGGACCTCCAGAAATACCAGAAACTCGTCTTCTCCGGGTATGGTTTACATATTGCCAATGGAACGTACCGGATTATTGATATCCAGTACCGGCGTGCAGACGGGGGAACGACTAATACCCAGACCTGTACACTGATCCAGAATAGCCAGTTCTCAGCATACCTCAACCTGAACCGGGTATTCACGGATTCGATCAAGATTGTCGAAGCCCTGATTGAGAATGGAATTAACAAACGCGGCGTAACCGAAAGCGGCACCGTCTTCATCGACACTGACGGTAAACTGGTTGTCACGACCGAACGCGGAATACCTCGGATCGCCCGGAGTCCGTGAGGCAATGGCAGATCAGATTATCCTGCCAGCACTTGGAAAGGATCTCACACTCCCTGTTAGCGCTCCTGCGGTCGGAGGGAAGGTGCTTATCGTGGACGCATACGGGAAAGCAATTGCAATTCCCATTGTACCCGTAACCGTGGGGGATAAAGTAACCCTCATCAACACCCCGGGAAAGACGATCGCGATCAAGGCAGGTACCGGCGGTTCTGATGCGAGTGTCGACCCCTGCAAATCGCTTTCCGTCATCCTGAACCCCTCCGATCCCTCGTATATCTTCATCACATGGGTGCCGGGGGATAACAACGATTATATCGAGTATGAGATTTCTACGACAGGGTTCTCCCTGCATCATAATGATGGAGATCTTGTAAGTCGACGTACAGCAACCGACCTTATGGCAGAGGAACCCAGACTCAAATACGCCTGCTGGCATTACGTTACCATCTGGGGAATGCGAGGTGGACGATATTCTAAGGTAGCACTCTACGCAAGAGTGGAGGTGCCGCTGGATGGTCTTTTTCAGTATTTCAAGATGTATACCACTCGGATCACCAATCAGGTGATGTATCACATCGGGGACGGATTCCCATTCACCCCATTCACATACAAAGAGCCACAGCTCTGGCTGGGAGAATACTATCTGGGGGATCCTTATTATGGAGAGCCTACCATAGACGTGGTCACGGCCACTGGATATGACGGCAATCCAACCTCTGTGGTGAGAACCATATCAGGTGTAGGCCAATACGCCTCGTTCCGTCGATACGCGGATATGACTGGTGTGACTAATATCCGATGGCGATACAATCAATTCACTCATGCGTATGGAGGTGGGTGCTGTCTCAGAATCCGTAAAGACGACGTCTGGTATGAATTCAATCTAGGACTCGACGCTGGAGGATGGGGGCAATGGAATGTAGACATCACCTCTCTGGGACTGACCGGGTGGTGCACCCTGTCGTGGGGATGGGGGAGCTTTTACTTGGTCGCAGGGCCGATATCATACTATCGGGACGACTTTGAGATAATCGGAGGGATAGACACAGGCTCATGGTGGCTGTATGGGAATAATGGGCCTCCACCCACAGAGCTGTATGGGAGTGGAGTATACGTCGCCACCAGTATGCGTCAGAGCCCACCGAGGCAGGCTGAGGCGCAGTGCACGATCTGGTTCCATGACTCAGACGGCTATAATGGCTATATCTCGTTCAGGATGATAGACCCAGACAATGGTATTCTAGAGATTTGGGGATGGGTCAAGGAATTGGGATACAAGCGGGAGCTCTATGCCGGTAATATCAATCTCTGCGGGAATGTCCATACCCTGCCGGGGCTGACGTATCACGGATGGTTGCCGATCAGTATGATCTTATCAATCTGAAGAACAATGTGAGGGATGGGATTTGAACCCAAGCCCATGGGGGGATTTGAACCCCCGACTTTTTGCTTACCAAGCAAACACGCTACCGGTCTGCGTTACATGGGCGTTTTTTTAGGAGGCATACCTTTCAGGGGCATCCTTAATAAGGCCCTGGTTTTTCCGTCTATCTACAAACTCACGGCATGCAATGATCACGATGTCAGATCGGTCCTTAAGTCCCATGTCTTTTTTTATCTGGTCGAGTTGTTCGACGAGATCCGTATCCATCCTAAATCCAACCGGGGTAGTCCCCATATCGTCCACCTTTCACTTAATTGTCTATTTAGTTTTTATACTTTTTTGACGTTACACAACGTCGTGCAATGTTTACCAATGCTTAACATATTTTAAAAAGTTTTAAATACTTGTGCGCTATATTGGTAATTGGTGCATAACAATGCAGAACAATGTTACAGGAAGAGAGAACGGAAAACCTATCGATTCCCTTGGTGGCCGCGTGCCGCCGGAATTGCAGGACGAACTCGCTTACCTCTATGAGCGCGGGTACACCCCGACGGAAATCATCAAGGAAGGGATACGGTGCTGCTCTGACAAGGAAGGCGTGATGGTGCGCAGGCGCGAGACCGCGAATGCCCGCCCGGGGATGATGCATGCCGCGTAAAAACGATGAAAGAATGATTGCCGCGAAGGTCAGGCCCCCGCTGCTCGACACCGTGGATAAACTGCACGATATCGGGTACTCCGACAGTGAGATTGTGCGGCAGGGTATCCGGCTGCTCGCTCGCCGGGAGAAGGTAGCAGCATGAGCTGCCGTGCCGTGAGACAGTCAGACGTGGACTGGTATAAAGCCAAGTATCCCGATGAGTCTGACGACATTGAACGGTGGAAGGCCTCCGGAGAGATTGTAGTGATTGATGAACAGGAGAATGAGAATGCAAACAAGCACTGAAAAAAACGACAAGGGCGGGATACCCGGGAAGGTCACACGCCCTGTAATTATTGAAACGCTATCAGAGAACAAAACACTTTCGCACCCCGCACTTTGTCAGCGGTGCGATGGTGAGTACGCCATCCAGGAAGATGGCCCGGACGCAGGGAAACTATTCGCCTGCGGGATCATGATGGAGAACATCCGGGAGGGCTGCATGTCCTTTACATGCCCGTATTTCAAGCCCTCGATCGCGCCGATCATCGACAGCGAGACCGCGAACGCTGCACTATCCTTACGAGCTGCAGCGGAATCGATTGAACCGTGTTTCAACCCGCAGCGGTGGCTGGCAGAGAGGGGATTATGAATGCCCGCGAAGAGGCACAGGACCTCGCGCTGAACCCCCTGCCAACCGTTGTGATCGTGGACCCGCTCACCCGCGTGTGGAACCTGGAGAAGGAGATCCAGCATCTCACAGAACTGATCGGCGATCTCATCCGGGAGAAGAACGAGGCGCTTGATTACGCCATCAAAGAGCAGATCGCAGAGGACGAACACTGCCGGCTGGAGCAGAAGATCAAGCGGTTCCGGTCCCTCAATGTTGAGCGGTTCCGTGATGTGTTCCCCCAGGAATATGATATGGCCTGCACCATTGAGCGCAAAGAGAAGATGGAGGCACTCGATCACATCGGGGAGAAGGTCAACCTCACGCTGGTGGACCGCCTTGTGAAGAAAGCCGCTCTTGAAGCTGCGCAGGGTGTCGTGTCGGTGAAAGAAACGGTATCCTACGCGGTGATCCGCAAATGACCGAAGGTCTCAAGACCATCGAAGGCCAGATCGCCAGCATCAATCTCGAAAAGCGGTTACTGGCGATTGAGGACCGGAACGGGGTAATCTTTTATTCTGTCTCGTGGTTGCAGACGCAGGACCCGAAGATCCAGAAGTTGAAGGTCGGGTATTACGTCAAACCGACGGTTGAAGTCAAAGGCGATTCCAGCGGACGATTGATTGATTTACCATTCAGTGAACGCCCGGCAGACTGGCCGAAAAGCAATAAAGGCGGCGGGAACTGGCAGCCAAAGAAACCACGGTTTACGATCGGGTTCACCATTCCCCTGGCACAGTTTGAAAGCGTCCGGATAGATGTTGAGGGGAACAGCCCGGAGGAGTGCAAAGCGGGCCTGGCAGAGTCCATTGACAGTCTGGGAAAGAACAACCCGGCGGTAAAAGACATGCTGCAGAAGTTCAAGGGTCGATTATTATGACTATAAACCTCGGAATTATCGACTACGCCGATCGCCCGTATGGAGATCCACCGGTCAAGAAAGCGATCCATATACCGTGTAAGTGTGTGCATTGCCAGAAGATGTCGGTCCGGACGATCGACTGCCCGGACCGGCTGCAGGGTGCTAAGCCGGGTTCATTTGTCACGGTGGATGCGGATGGCAGGTTGCAGGCAAAGGTGGGCTGAATGTCCGAAGAGAGAAATACTGACATTCACATCCTGCTTCATCGCACCGTCAAGGCGGGGGATCTGATCACAATCACGATGGACGGGGTCTTGCTGCTCAACGATCAGGTGCAGAACGAGAGCCAGATGGAGCTGATGTAATGCCGAAATGGAAATGCACCCTTTGTTGTGGGAATTCAAAAACGGCAGTCCCCTGTTACCTTAAAGTTGATCGCGGGGATCTGCGGGACCCTGTAAGCTGTCCCTTCACTGAGGGGATTGGGCACCTCTACAAAGCAGAGTGGAAGAGGTGCTAAATTGCCCGTCTATCGTTGCAGCGGATGTCCTCAGGGATACTGCACTCTGTTTATCCTGGATGATGATTGCGCCGAACCAACCCACTGCCCATGGATGACAGACGGGAACGAACCGGCGTGGCGGGAAATGAAAATTTGTGACGGGGTGTGTGACTGAATGAGCGCGATCGAGATCCCCTTCTCCTATGAGATGGCCGTTGCAATCATTGACGGGAAAAAGGTAGCCACAACCCGCAGAGAAGCGAAAGGGCAGATCGGGGATGTGTTCAACATTGAACTTGTCCGCGATGATGTCCTGCGGGGCATACCGGTGAAGCGGTGCTTAACTCTCCGCATCATCGAGATCATGGCCGTGGACCTTGAAACCGTCCGGGATCTGTATTTCCGTCTTGAAGGATTCGACAGCCCGGAAGCATTTGAGGAGACATGGAGAAGCCTGCACCGGGGGCACTTCACGACCGTGAAGTTGTATTATATTCATTTTTTCGGAAGAGTGGTTTGAATGAGATCTCAAGAATGCAGGAAACACATCCAGAAAACGGGTAAGGTTTGTAAATTATCCACGAAGACAATGGACGCGGTTCAGAAGGTATTAGAATTTGTGGAAGATCATCCCCAAATTTCGGATTTATCAACGGACGCAGCAAAGGCTCTAATGGACATTCCAGACCCGATAATACAACAAAAGGCGATTTCACACATAGAAAATGCCCTAACTCGCAAAACACCGAGGGGGGGATCATACAAAAAAAGGCTCACAAAACCCGAAGTTGAGAAGGTCATCAAAACGGTTTCACCGCCTGAAAACGTGAAAAAGGAATTGTATGTGGCAAAACCGCCCGTTTCGAAAAAGGAGCCCATTTCGCTCCATCCAAATATCAAAAAACAAGACCCCTCAAAATGCTTCAGTTACCAACCGGGCACAATCCCAGTCACTGATGCCCCACCGATTGAATCATTGGGGGAGAAGGTCCGCAAACAGGAGATGGTAGAAGCCGAGAAGAACCAGCCCACCCCGGTTGAGGAACCCGTCCAGGAACTCCCACCACGACCACCAACCCCCGCACCGTGCTTATCCCTGAAGCAATGCCCGGACCTGAACTATCATTGCAAGACCGAGAAGGTCCGGGGCCGGGTCTGTGATGTAATTGGGATCCCGTGCAACCAGTTACCCGACAACGAGTGTCCACTGGAGCGTAAGAATCGGTTGAAGGGGACGGCACCAGCTCAGTTTGTGCGGGCTGGCGAACTGATGGACGAACTGGATGCAGCGAAACCCATCAAGCCGGTGCCGTTGAAGATCAGCAAAGTCCGGCTTACTGATAGTGAACGGGACTCTTATTGCGATGCCCTGGTTGAACGTACCGGGTTCACGGCGAAAGATATCGAACAGATAGATGAATTAGTCACTGCCGGGTATGATGGCTGCAAGTGTCGGTTTGATCTCGTTGAGACCGCGGTAATGCAGTATCTGGCCAAAGCGGAGGGAGCGTAAGAATGTCACTGACAGTAAAAGTATCAATTATTGAGGCATGGAACGAAGACGGCAAAGGTTGGGTTGCAGAGGTCAAAGACTTCGGACTGACCTCCAATGCAAGGACATTTGAACAGACTGTTGAACAGATCCAGCCCAAGATCGAGGAGTACCTGCAGAAGATGTTCGGCACTGAAAAGCGCGTCGTTGCTTCCGTTGGTGCTGCAACCGGGAAGATTGAGTTTGAGATCGATGTTCAGAAAGACCGATCGCTGGATGAGTTCGTTCACCCTCTTGTCAAGATTGCCAAACGACCCGATGCTGGTAAAATCCTCGAGACCGCCAACACCATCATGGAGATCTCAAAATCGACGGGAATCCCCCCGATGGAAGTGTTCAATAAAGCAAAGTCAAAACTCCGTCAGAAGAAGAACGATATCGTTCCGGAGGCCCCGACAGCATGACCGAAGCACTCGCGACACTCTTTGAAGGAAAAGAGATCCGCGTTATTGAACAAGCCGGGGATGTCTGGTTGCCGCTCATTGATCTATCTCAGGCATGGTCTCTCGATCGCTCAACACTGTTCAAACACATCGAACGGAACCCGGAACTCTTCACCGACTGTACCCGCATCATTGACTTTTTGTCAAAGGACGGGATTGAGGCCGTGCGGTGTGTGAATGAAGAGGGATTATACCTGCTCATTGCCCGTATCAGTTCCGGGAGACTGAAAGATCCGTCTGCGAAGGCTGCAATCATGCACTTCCGTATGGCCGCTCCGAAACTGATCAAGGCATACCGGAAAAAGGAGATCGTGCATCAACCTGTCAACCAGGATGCAGCACTCAAAGCATCGCTCAGTACCGCACGATTGCTTGCCACAGAAACCGGAGGAGAACTCGCAGCGTTCCAGAAGATTGCCCTGGAGAAGTGTGGCTTGGGTGAATGGGCGCCGGCGCTCAGTACGGTATCGACGATTGTCCATGGCGAACCCGGCTGGCACAACGCCACGCAATTAGGTGAGATGTGCGGTCTGACCGCTGAACAGGTCAACGCATACCTCTATAACAAAGCGTTCCAGTACCGGGAGGGCAGGATCTGGAGGTTGAACCCGACTGGTGAAATGCACGGCAAAGAGTACATTTTCGAGGCAACTTCCGGTCATCGTGAAATCAGGATCCGGTGGAGAGAATCAATTTTATATGCCTCTGGATTGAAGCGGCCTGTTGATGCATCACAGATCGCATTGCCGGTACGAGCGTGAACCATGGGAAAGAAAAAGAGGAATTTATTGGCCCGGCTCGCGGCTTTGCAGAACCGTAGAGAGCAGGCACTTATGAACCGGCAGGGGATCGATACCTGGACAATACGAGCGGAAAGGGTGAAGGCATGATCATCCTCACTGATCCGACCATGGCAGGAACAAAGGATCCTCGCAGGAAGATCGAGAAATTATCTGATCGTATCAGTCATTTACGGGAGGAGATTGCGATCAGAGAGGATCAGATTCAGATTATGAACGGAGAGATCTGGTTGATGGTGCAGGAGTTAAACCATGAAGTTTAAATACCCCTCTCAAATTCCTCTACTACTACTACTAGCTAGAAACATTGTAGTACAGTACTACTGTAGTACTACAATTCAAAAAACGGAGGCATTATGAGAAAACAATATGCCGAGTCCTCCGTTACTTCTGTCAGGTGTGAACACTCTCTTGTAAAACTGGCAGATATGTTAGATATCACTCTATCAGAAGCCCTGAAAAAGGGTATTCTGTTTACTGCCGAGTTTAAGTTGCAGGAGATGACCGACCAGTTCCCGGCAGAGACCCACAACCTGTTCCTGGCACTCAAGCACAAAGACCTGGAGGATTTCTCTGAGTGGTTGCAGGAGCAGAAATTCAAGGAGATGAAGATCTCCGAAATGATCGAGCAGAAACGGAGATCTGAACAGTTCACACTTGTCCGGGAATGGGATCCGGATGAAGAGAAGTATATCAAAAAGAAGGTGCCGGTATGAGCAGCCTCAGATCTCACCCGCTGCGGGAGAAGAAGGTTGTTGCATGGATTGACGCCCTCCCGGACGGCAAAGAGTTCCACGCCCGGGAAATCGCCAAGGCGCTGAATCTTATGGGAGTAGAAGTGGGAAATATCCTTAAATCCCAGACGAACGTGATCAAGAGCCGGAAAGAGTTCTTATCCGGTCAGATATGGCAGAAGGTGCCGGCATGAACCACCGTACCTCATCCAAGAGCAGTAATTGTCAGAAACGACCGACCCGGGTATTCCTGAACTGTATAATCTGCGGCAAACGGTTCTCAGTGAATGCATCTGAGTACCGGTATAAGTTGAAGCAAGGAACGCAACCGAAGAATTGTTCTCAGAAGTGTGGGGCACAGGCCCGCCGGGGAGTGAAGGCATGACGGATTTAACGCACCTCTCCCTGTTCAGCGGTATCGGAGGCATAGACTTGGCTGCGGAATGGGCAGGGTTCAGGACCATTGGGCAGGTGGAACTCGCAGACTATCCCTTTCGCAGTCCTCCAGAAACATTGGCCCGATGTGCCAAAGTGGAGGGATATTAGGGATGTCACAAGTGGATCTTACAGGGAACGCTGTGGAGAATCTCCCCTCACAATATTGTCCGGTGGATTCCCCTGCCAGCCGTTCAGTTGTGCCGGGAAGCGACAAGGCGAGAAAGATGACCGTTTCCTCTGGCCTGAAATGCTCCGCGTTATTACGGAGCTCAAACCATCTTGGATTATTGGAGAAAACGTGCCTGGGATCATCACAATGGCACTCGACAATTGTCTTACTGGCATGGAAAATATCGGCTACTCCTGCAGGGCGTTCAATATTCCAGCTTGTTCCGTCGGTGCCGTTCATAGAAGAGCAAGAATCTTCATTGTTGCCCACAGTAACAACGCAGGAAGTGGAACCCCCGGAGATGGAATTATCGGAAAATGGAAGACGCCTGACAAAGAACAACCAGAACTCCCATTCCATAAACCTGGCAGATCGGTTGCTAATGACTCCATCAGCGACCAACATAGAGGGCGGGTCCGATCGGACCGAGAAGAGAACGAAGTATCGGGAATCAATCGGAAGGCATTACGTTCCCGGAGGTTTGGCAGAACAGATCAAGATGTTACCACCCCTCAGGGCAAACGACAACGATCAAGGAAACCACGAAGCAATTCTGAAAGCGGGATCGTCGTGGAAAGGGCAGAAACGGGGAAGTACGGTAGCAACAGCAATAGCAATGCTCCCGACCTGCACAGCCAGGGATTACAAGGATACAGGACAGAATACAAACTATCGCAAACTATCCGAGAAGTGCATACTATCCGGAAGGATTGCAATGCTTCCGACAGTCACGACCCCACGACCCCACGACTCGGAGAAAACGGCAGGGGAATATATCCCAAGTCAGAACCAGGTGGATCTGACTGTAATCCTTGGAAAGAACAATGGCTTGAAGTTGCAACCCGCCTTTGCCGAGTGGATGATGGGTTTCCCAGAAGGGTGGACCGCCTTAAATGCCTCGGAAATGCCGTTGTCCCGCAGCAAGTCTATCCGATCCTCAAAGCGATTGCAGACATTGAAAGGGGGTGCTGAAGTATGACCCAACCCATCCCCCGGGACTGGACGAAATGCCAGAAAGAGATTGACAGCTTACTCCGGTTCTATGATCCGGAGTATGAGAGCCGGACGTATCTCAAATCGGGGTTTTATATCCATGATATTGCAGATCACCCGGAGAAGTATCCTTTATTAGCGGCATTATCACCACAGCTCCGGAAACGGCATATCAGTATCTACTTGAAACAACAGGGCCGGATACCAAGGACTCATACGATTGGTGTTGAGATCGTGTGGATGCTGCCCGGGGTGCTGGCATGACCGATCATTCAGTCTCATGCCCGGCTGCACGTGCCACCAAAGGGCGCCGGAAGGGTCTGAACCGGGTCTGGTCAACCAAAGAGCACAAGGCAACCGTAAAGGCGTTCTGTGAAGGAAAGACCTGCCAGTGGTGCGGGTCAAGGGACAAACTCACGGCGCATCACCCGTATATCGAATCGTATAAAGGATGCTATACGGATCTCGAGCTTAGCGGTTGTTTCGTTCTGTGCAATCGCTGCCATTTCAGCCTGCACAAAGGTCTGATCCTCTGCCCGGTCTGCAAGAAACATTATCACCGGGTCGGTGCGGAGATGTGCAAAGAGTGTTTCCTGAAGAAGCACCCGGAGATCGTGGCACGGAGGATTGCGTTCTATAATGAATTGGCAGCCAGCCGGAAGGCAATCAAAGACGCCCGGAACGCCAAGAACCGGGCAGCCAAGAGAAAACATCCCTGTAAATCCCGAACGATAAGCGGCAGGTGTCAGCGGTCAGCGATTGGCAGCCGGTGTACGTATGCTCCTACTAAGGCTGAGGCGGGATGTATGGATTTTATCAGGAAGAAAGGAGTGAAGGCATGACCTTTAACGATGCGATGGGAATGCTCATATTCGGAGTATTATGCTGGACATTTGGCTGGTTTATTGGATACCTGTATCAGAGGGGATGGAGGATGCCGCCATGAGCACACCCCGGATCCCGCCGGAAGATTGCCCGTGCGGGAAAGCCCAGACCTGTTATGAATGCACACATCCCCCGTCCGAACGGGATAAGGTGCTGGATGATTATTGCATTATTGATCTCACCTATTATGTTTGGGGTGAAGCGGAATCCGATGACGTTCGATTATGCCAAGGGAAGGGGTGTAATTATTGTGGGAAATATAATGCAGAACTCCGGCAGGCAGGTGAACCATGAACCAGTATAGATGTGAAACGTGCGATAAAGATTGTGTTTATGCAAATCAAACACCAACGGATGAACTATTCTATTGTCAAAAATTTGAATATGATTGGGTGAGAAAATTTACTTCGGTAAAGGGTTGTACCAGCCACAGTAATTTCCAGAGCGAGCGGGATAAGGTGCTGGATGCCGTATTTGCCTCTATGGATACCTTCTTTGGAAATATTCCAATGGATTCACACATCATCCAGTGGGCTATATCAAAACAAGACTCCTTTGTGACAGCAGCAATGGCAACATATTTGGAATCGAGAAAACTCCGGCAGGCAGGTGAACCATGACTGATGTTATCATTCAGTATATGGTAAAGTGCCCGGTGTTATTTGAACACGAACCCGTTGATTTAGTATCAGTGAACGCCTGTCAAACCTGTATATATCTACGATGGAGATACGGCAACAAAGTTGATTGTAAGTACGGTGAATCGAATGACTAACTTACTCGAGCAGGGTATTACCATCAACGTCATGGCACCGGAACCGGAGCAGCGGTTCATCATCAAAGAGAACCTCGACTGGCCGGCAGCCCTTGAACTCGCGCTTCAGAACCGCAAGTGTCACCCAAACGAACCCATAGAACTCACTCCCGGGGATCTCGGCTGGCAGGTTGTCCGGGTGGTGAAGTGAACGCGGGGATTTGGGGCATTACCCGCAAAATGAATATTGTGCATTGCTTTCGGGATGGCCGGGTAATCCATCCGACCGGCCCGTGCGGGAAACGCGGGTGGTTGTTCATGCCCCGCCCGAAGTGGAACACGGCCGCCCCGGACACCTGCCCGATCTGCCTTCGGGTCCTGGAACTGGAACAGATCGAAGAATCACTATCCAAACTATCTGAACTATCTACCCTATCTTAAATCATAACCCCTTTCTTTTATCATTCTCTCTTATAGCCCCGTTTCCGAACGGGGAGTGTGTACACCATGGAAAACATAACAATTGCAATTGTCATCAGTATCGTTATTACGGCCCTCTATGCTGTAATGAAGTATGCTGAGAAGTATTACGGTACGAATCCCGAAGCATGGGACCAGACTAAGTTCCTGCAGCTCGTTGTTGTCGCAGTTGTCCTGGTAGTTGTCGGGTACTTCGGCCAGGGTATAATCAGCCAACCGGACTTCTCAATGATTGAACAGACTATGGCCATGCTCGGTGCTGCGGTCTTTGCCCTTACTGGCATTAAGTTGGGAAAGAACGCCGCGACGACGGTTACCACCACACCGACACCAACGCCGCCCGGGGCTGTCGCAAAGAAAGTCAATCGGGAATGGGCTACCTTCGATGCAACACCGGAGAATAAGGAACTGATCCTGAAACAAATCGACGCCGCAGAAAATGCCGGTCTCTGGTCATTTAAAGTCACTTTTACCGGCGGGTATTACAAATTTGAAAACGGTCAGATGATCGAGGGTGCCGGCAACCCGTCGGGGAAATAAACCCCATATTTTAAAAAACAGTATTGCACGTCCAGGGCTTGTGCCTCCAGGGGGAAACACCGCCGTTCAGACCGGCCACAGGCCCATTCCTCATGGGTGGTTTTATTCACCTTATCCATTCCGTGAGAATAGAAGAACATGACAATGTTTCCCTCACAAAATCCACCAAAACCGCACCACACCGGGCTCACAGCACCCCGGTCGGTGCATTCCCTCAGGGGAAAGGCCTTTCAAAAAATATGAACGTTCAAGAACAACCGAAAGTAACCGTCAGCGCGATAAAATACTGCGCCGATGGCAGAGTCATCAACTACGGTGTAGTTACCGGTGGCTCGATCTTTGACAGACTGAAGAACAAAATCATCGCCATAACTGGCAGGAGAGCATAACATGGTAGCAACAAAATTAACAACGGCGGGGATCACCGCTATGGCAACGGATCTCTATGCAGCCGGGGTAGGAGTCTGGCATCACATCGGATGGGGTATCGGTACTACCGACCCGGTGATTGCGAACACGGCACTTGAGAACGTAACGGGTTGTGGTGAAACTCGTGCAACAGCAACGATCACCAATCCGTCAGCAGCGGTCTATCGTGCGGTCGGTTCCCTGACGTGCAACGCAACTGGCAAAACGATCTCTGAAGCGGCGTTGTTCAACGATCCGACAACCGGGACAATGCTCATACGCGGTACGTTCACCGGGATTCCTGTCGTGCAAAACGATGTGATACAGTTCACGTTTGACCTGACATATACCACATCATAATCATCTTTTTGGAGATGATGTGAGATGGCATATACAATCGACAGAGCAAGTTTCAGAGCGACGAAAACCAACGATCCGCTTGTCTTCCGAGTTGACTTTGAGTTCACCGATGATACTATTGCTGATGTAAATGTGGCATGGATTTACACATGGAAATCAGCGTCTTTCATGTGGAACTCCAACATGGACGCACCTGCTCTTACGGCTGCTCTTACGGCTGCGGTGGTTGCTGCTCGGAAACCCGATGCTGAAACTACTGCTGAAACCGCATTAAGGAATCGCGGTACGGTTGTCATAAGAACCAACCCGACAGTAACACCAGTAAATGACGGACACACTGAAGCGTTACCACTGTTCGTTAAGGTGGTGACGTAATGGCACTCACAAAATCGGTATCGACACAGGTCAGCAATCAGACAGTAGCAGCCGCAACCGAATATGCGTTATCGTCTATCACGGCAGTTGACTGTTCAGCCGTTCTTATCGCCGATATTGAAGGACTCTGCACTTACAACGCATCAGGAACAACGGCAGCAATTATCAGAGTCTATGCTTCACAGGACAACTCGAATTGGGGTAGTTCGCCGGTTGACCAGTTTACTATGCCCTTTGCAGCGAATACGACAAAGCGATGGTCAAAGACCATTGTGCCATCTGCGAAGTATCTGAAAGTTACCGTCTATAACGCCGATGCAAGTTACTCGATAACTGCGGCATACGTCTATCTGACCACACAGGCATAAGGGAGACTCTTAAATGGGTTTCTTTTATCCTCAATGGCAGAAGATTATCAGAATCGGGGTAACAACTCCACCGACTACTACCGGGTATCAGGTAAAAGTTGAAATCCCTTGGCAACCCGGAATGCGAGACGATTTTGCCGACCTTCGGTTCTCTGATTATTATCGAATACTGCCATACTGGATTGAAACATCGACCACTCGTTCAACTGCTACGGTGTGGGTAAAACTTACTGAGGTTAATACTGCCGCCAACGAGTTCTTTTGTTATTATGGAAATGGTGGAGCATCATCGGAAAGTAACGGTGATAACGTCTTTGAGTTCTTTGATGATTTTCTTGGTTCTGCATTAGATACAACAAAGTGGACACAAACTACCGACCCGGCAACCACTCTTGAAGTATCAAATAGTGAGTTGCATATTATTAACACACACGCTGCGGTGAGCGGGGTTTATGCCACAACATCCTTTGGAGTGAACTATACTATAACAGCCAGATGGAAACCACTGACAACCGGGTATAGTTACCCGATGATAGGATCAGATAGTAGAGCGACTGGAGGAACAGATAGGGCAATTGCGTTTGTGCACGATTATAGTGGCACTAGGTATTATTGGTTAGAAACCACCGCGGTTTCAACGACAAGCACCAGAACGAGTTTAGTAAACGATGGATTATATCATGTTATAACAATTTCAAGAAATGGAACGACAAGTGTAATTTTTACGATTGGGACAACCACTGTTACAAATACAGTAAATGTCCCATCAGGATCTATTGCTCCATCAATAACATCTTTTTATAGTAGTACTTCTGGAGAACAATATGTTGATTGGTTTGCAGTCCGTAAATATCAATCAACCGAACCCACCTGCACACCGGCAGAGAGCGGGATTAATACTGCATTTTACCAGGCACTATTAAGAGCCAAGCACGTTTTTGATGTGGCAACCTATCCCTACACCCTTGCAGTATCGTTCGTCACTGACCACATGCACTTGACATGGACTGAACCGTAATGGCAACCAAACTGTATCTGAACTCGGCAACTGCTGATGCACCAGTACCAAACGCAAAACAGTCTGCCGATACGATTTTAGACGATTTCGCTTCATCGTATGCCACCTACGCAGCACCGGCACAGATGACCATAACTAACGGTAGTAACAACCGTTCAAACTCCGGTACTGGAACATCAACAACAAGCAACCATAAATCGCATTACGGGACGTGGGTGAGCGCTCCGCTTGGAGCTCAGACATGGACTTCGTGGACTGTCACGATTGCGCTCTCGATGCTCGAAACCAGAGCAAAGCAGAACAATTATCCGAGAGTGAAAATCTACAAATGGTTAGCCAATGATACATTTGGTTCCGACATTTTAGCCCTCGTAAATTCTGGAACAGAAGTCGGCATTACTGCGTCACTTGTTACTTACTTCTCTGCGGTAAGTCTGACAAACACAACATTTGCAGCAGGTGACCGGGTAGTTATTGAGATAGAAGATGACGCTACACCGACAGAGACGTATGCCGTTGATCATGCTTTACAGTTCGACGGTGCTGATGCCGGCGCATACGGTTCTTATGTATCTTTTTCAGGAACGATTACATGGGGTACACAGACATACGATCAGAGCGTTTCAGCCAATGCAACCTTTACACCGTCCGTATCAAGAGCAGAAACGCTTTATCGTTCTCTTGGTGTAAATCTCGCGTCAACCGTTGGAATCACCCGGCAAACGTATAAAACACTATCAGCATCGCTGACCTTCACCGTTCTGCTTTCCACACTCTATGCACTACTTCAGAGAAAGACCGGGTCTGGTGGAACGTATGCCGATCTGAAGAAAGTGTTGTGGGGTGATGCGGTACTCGACGATTATACCGGGTCAAGCGGGAACACTTACTATTATCGGCTGGCGAAATACATCGATGGTGTATCGCAAGGATGGTCGAACGAAGTAAGTGCTGCATGGACCGGAGCATCGACCTTCTACCAGACCGTTTCCGCTTCAGCGACGTTCACAGCAGCATTATCAAAGATAGCCACACGATACCGGACGTTATCAGCAAATGCCACATTCACAGCGACGTTATCACGGTTCGTTACCGCATACCGTTCATTATCAGCCTCGGCAACCTTTACCCCCACACTCTCACGATTAGCAACCCGGTATCGGTCACTATCCGTCAATGCAACCTTTACGGCAGCACTCTCACGTATTCCGACGTATTGGAGAACGATAAGCGCGTCGGCAACCTTTACCCCCACTATTATCAGGCAGACATACCGGACTCTGGTAGCCTCAGCTACGTTCACGGTTGCATTATCGCGGATCGCCACTCACCTAAAAACAATATCTGTCTCAGCGACGTTCACACCATCAATCGTCCGACAGGGATACAGAACACTAGCTGCAAATGCAACTTTTACAGCGACAATCGGAAAAGCCCTGACCTTATACCGGTCACTTGCTGCAAATGCCACGTTTACCGTCTCAATCCTCTCACAGAAAACCAAGTATATCACCCTATCAGCCTCAGCCGCATTCACCGTAACGATAGCGAGACTTACAACCCGATACCGGACGATTTCAACTAACGCCACGTTTACTGTCACATTGACAAAGGCATTGACATTATACCGGACAATCGCTGCAACCGCAACCTTCACCGTCTCAATTATCCGGCAGTTTTACAGATCACTATCAGTCAGTCTTGCATCTACCGTTACGCTGTCAAGAATAGCAACCTTCTACCGCTCACTATCAGTATCAGCCACGTTCACACCGGCACTCACAAAAGTAAAGACCAAACTTCAATCAATCGCCGTAAATGCTACATTCACGGTATCAATCGTCCGGCAGACATACCGCTCATTAGCAGTTAGTGCAACCTTTACCGTTGCATTATCCCGGGCATTAACGCTGTATCGTTCACTCGCAGCACCAGTAACATTCACAGTCTCTATTATTCGCCGAATGTACCGGACGCTTGCGACAAATGCCACGTTCACGGTAACTCTCTCCCGGCTGGCAACCCTCTATCGAACCGTATCAGCATCACTGGCAAGCACCGTCTCACTCATCGCAACATTACAGGCCGGCACCCGGTATGTCACGCTATCAGCCTCCGCAACGTTCACATCAACCGTTTCAACACTCACCACACGATGCCGGACATTATCAGCCAGCCTTGCATCAACGGTCTCGTTATCCAGGACCGCAACCTTCTATCGAACACTCGCGGCAAACCTTACCTTTACGGTCCTGCTATCAAGAATTTCAACCTTTTACCGGACCTTATCAGCACCACTCACGTTCACGGTATCACTGATAAGAAGAATCTCAGCGTACCGCACCCTGTCCGTTACGGAAGAGATCACCCCCACACTTTCACGAACAATCAGTCTGTCCCGGACATTATCGGCAGCCGCTTCATTTATTGTTACTCTGGCTGCCGCAATCTGGAACCTATACCCCCTGACCGTTACGATCAGCATCCTGAAACGGATTGCAGCTCTCTTAACCCAGCCCCGGACGGTAACACTCTCAGCCCAACCCCGGGCCTGTATTCTGGAGGTAATTGAATGACAACAACAACAGTTCACAAAGGAGACACGATCAGGCTGAAAGCCTCATTTTACACGTTTGCCGGTGTCCTGACCGATCCGACAAGTGTAACGTACACAGTGTATGACGATGCAGAAACGGTAGTGACAACCGGGAATGCCACAAAGGAAACGACCGGGGTCTATTACGCCGATTATACCACGACAGTAAGAGGCACGTTCTCGTATGAATTCTCCGGGACACTTGAATCAAAAAGTATTCTCTCCCGGGATTACTTCGCGGTGATATGGTGAAGTGTACCGATTGCCGGAACTGGAGTAAGTGTACAGAGTTGGACCGGCAGAAACACGATGCCTCCGGTACCTGTGATACGTTCCTGAAGATCGACTGGTCGGTACTCGGGGAAAGGCACTGGACATGAACTTCAAAAAAGTATTCATCAGCGAACTATCGCCAGCGAAATACAATCCCCGGAAAGACCTGCAACCGAACGACCCGGAATATCAAGCGATAAAGCGGTCGATTGAAGAGTTCGGATATGTTGACCCGGTTATTGTAAACAGCGATTATACGGTGATCGGAGGACACCAAAGATTAAAGGTGCTGAAAGAACTGGGACACGCACAGATTGACGTTGTAGTTGTGGATATCCCGAAGATCAAAGAGAAGGCGCTGAACATCGCTCTGAACAAGATCACGGGCGAATGGGACACGCAACGATTAACCGACCTGCTCGGGGAACTGAAAGCAGAGGGAATGGATATCAGCATCACCGGGTTTGATGATGCTGAATTTGACCGAATAATTCGGGATATGAACATACCGGAAACCGAAAAAGAATATGATGAATCCGTCGCCGATGATGTGGAAATGATAACGTGCCCCCATTGTGGAAAGGAGTTTCCTCAATGAGTTTTAAGGTTGTATCTCTCTTTGCAGGGTGTGGGGGTTCATCTACTGGTTACGTCATGGCGGGGGGGAAAGTCCTCCTTGCAGTAGAATGGGATGATAATGCGGTTGCCACATACAAAGCGAATTATCCAGATACCCCCGTTTATCATGGAGATATTGGGAAATTATCAATAGAGGAGATCCTAAAAACAACAGGACTTAAACCCGGCGAACTGGATATTTTAGACGGTTCACCCCCATGTCAGGGATTCAGCACGGCGGGAAAACGGGATTTTTGCGATACGAGAAACCAACTCTTTAAAGAATATGTCCGGATCCTTCAGGGACTCCACCCAAAAGTATTTGTGATGGAAAATGTTTCCGGAATGGTAAAAGGCAAAATGAAATTAATATTTGCCGAAATCCTCCGGGAACTCAAAGGATCAGGGTATCAGGTAAAAGCCCGGTTAATGAATGCAATGTATTATGGCGTTCCCCAATCCCGGCAGAGGATGATCTTTGTTGGGGTACGGAACGATTTAGGGATTGAACCGAGCCATCCGAATCCACAGACAAGACCTATACCAGTAAAAGAGGCATGGAAAAATATAAAGAACGAAAATTATGCCCGACCGTTGGCAACTGTGGCAACAAACGTATGGAACGCTATAAAACCCGGACAGAATGGTTCTGCATATAGACCGGGATATTATTTTGGATCTCCTAAACTCGATCCCAATAAACCATCACCAACAATGAATAAATCCCTACCCGGGATTGGGGGATTATTACACCCCATTGAAAAGAGGACCATTACAATAGAAGAAGCAAAGCGCATTCACTCATATCCAGATTCATATATTTTCCTCGGTTCTTTTACCGATAGATATGCAAGAATCGGCAATTCCGTTCCCCCATTACTCACCAAAGCAGTAGCAGAGCATATAGACAAAAACATCCTCCAGCGGTATAGGGACACGTTCAAGAAAGAGCCGGTGCTGATGAAATGACCAAAAAGAAAGACGCCGACAAACTCAAAAAAAGAGGGCGGAAATCCCTATTTGACCCGAATAAACACCCCCAACAGGTAAAAGCACTGGCAGAGCAGGGAAAGACAAACGAGCAGATCGCCGATGCGCTGAATATCAGCACTGTAACTCTCAGCTCGTGGATGAAGAATAACCCCGCTTTTCTTTGCGCCATTAAAGAAGGGAAAGCATACGCCGACGGGGAAGTAATAGACTCGTTATTTGCCCGGGCAAAAGGCGGGATAAAAATAAAGGAAATTACGGTCATCCAGAACCCCGATGGCACGACAAGGAAGGAAATTAAGGAAAAGGAGATGCCCCCGGACGTTACCGCTCAAAAGTTCTGGTTAATGAACCGTGACCCGAAAACATGGCGGGAGAGGCAATCACAGGAGATCACCGGGAAGGATGGCGCACCCATCAAAACCGAAACCACCCTCAACATCTCAGAGGAGGTGAAGAAACTTGTCGGAATCCTGCCCGTTAATTAGCGCAGCACAAATGCCGTATGCCGTCCGGTATCTGGAAACCGTCCGGTGTAATAAGTATATCCCGCACGAACCGACGCCAAAACAAGCGATGTTCTTAACCCGCGATCATATCCCGGAGATCCTCTATGGCGGTTCAGCAGGCGGCGGGAAATCAGACGCTCTCTTAATGGCAGCCCTGCAGTATGTCCACGTTCCCGGATATGCAGCACTCTTATTGAGACGCACTTATGCGGATCTCTCATTACCCGGTGCGATCATGTCACGGTCGTTTGAATGGCTGAACGGCACGGACGCACACTGGCATGATAAAGAGAAAACATGGTCGTTCCCGTCCGGTGCATCAGTATCGTTCGGATACCTGGACACACCCCGCGACCATTATCGATACCAGGGTTCAGAGTTCCAGTTCGTTGGATTTGATGAAGTTACCCAGTTTAAGGAAGTGCAATACCTTTACCTGCACTCACGATTACGGCGTCTGGCAGCTTCGGATATCCCGATCCGTATGCGGGCTGCCAGCAACCCGGGCGATATCGGGCACGAATGGGTAAAGGCGCGGTTCATCGCGGTAGAGAGCCGCGTTAAAGAATGTATGTTTATCCCGGCATCCCTGTCAGATAACCCGCATCTTGACCGTGACGCTTACGTTCAATCATTAATGAAACTCGATCCCATTACCCGCGAGCAGTTACTATCCGGTAACTGGGATGTCCGGCCAGAAGGCGGGTTGTTCAAACGGGAATGGCTGAAACTTACTGATAACACGCCCCGGAATATGCAATTATGCCGGTACTGGGATAAGGCAGCCACGGAAGGCGGCGGCGATTGGACAGCCGGCGCTCTTGTCGGTATTCACGACGGCCATGTTTACATTCTTGACGTTAAACGCACACAAAGCCGTCCGGCAGGAGTTGAATCGCTTATCCTTCAGACCGCACAGCTGGATGGGCACGAAGTCATGATCCGGATGGAACAGGAGCCGGGGAGCGCAGGGGTAGATGTGATTGACCATTACGCCCGGCAGGTGCTCACAGGTTACAATTTCAAAGGCATCAAGAGCACGGGGTCAAAGGTAAGCAGAGCAGCGGCGTTAAGCACGGCAGCCGAACAAGGCAATTTATTCATATTACACGGGCATTTCACAGGAGCACTTATGGACGAACTGGTATTGTTCCCGACAGAGGGGGCGCATGATGATCAAGTGGATGCCGTCAGCGGCGGGTATAATGCGCTGGCATTGAGAACCGGCGGCCACATCCGGGCCACGGGCAGGACTATGGAGAAAAGGACATGAAAATCACAGCACTAGGACGAACATTGTCGTTATTGGAGGGCCCGACACTGGCAGCAGTCACCCGGGCTAAGGCATGGAATATGAAAGGCGGGCTGGACCTCACGCAGGACCCGAACCGCACCTTCAAGCGTATGCGGGGATTCCGCAACATCTACCTGCAAGGCGGGTATGTGGCGGAAGGCATCGACCTGTTCCCGATCTACGCTATCGGAGGGGGGTATGAGATTGAGATCGACGAGAAGATCGCGGAGAAACTCGGAATCGATGGTGAGGCCGAACAGCAGACTGTTAAGGAGTTCTTCGAGACGATCAACTTCTTTGATGTCCAATGGCAGTTGTCAGTCGATGCAGCAACCGTGCGAGACGGTGTGGCAGAGATCGTGTATGGCAGAGGACAGGCATCCACAGTCCCGATCAACGTCATCCCCCGCCCGGCGGAATGCTTCGAGTTCACGACTAACACTACCGGCACGATTGAATCCTACGATCAGATGTATGATAACCGGGGCAACAGCATCACCAAGATCCCGCTGGAGCCGTCGCAGGTTCTGCATTACCAGTTCCTTTCCCGCCCGGATTCCCCGTATGGGATCTCGCTGATTGAACGCACGGTGCACGATATCGGACGGGATACCAAGGTCACGGAAGCAATCACAGCCGGTATCTGCCTGCACGGGACACCGAAGTTTGTCACAACTGTGAACGGCAACAAACCCGACACCCCAAAACTCTCCGATGAAGAATGGGCCGAACTACAGGATAGTCAGAAAGACTTCAACGCAAAGGACAATTTCCTTTATGAGGGTGACATTAAGATGGATGTCATCGACACAGCCGGGGTCCCGAATGTCCAGCAATACAGCGACGTGACGCTCATTCGTGTTGCGGCGGGTATGGGTTTCCCGGCAGAACTTATCGGAGTGCGGCAGGGCACCACCGACGCCACGGCAGTATCCCGGATCGGGGCATTCCTCAAGAAAATCAAGATCGTCCAGCGGGATATCGAAAGCCTGTGGAACCTCAACATCATCGGCAAACTCACAGCAAAACCCGGGCTTATTAAACTGAAACTCAATGACGCCTCTCCAGAAGACTTCGTACAGATATCGGCAGCCATTGCACAGCTCAGGAGCGGGCAGAATCCGGAGAAGGTAGCGCCGTATCAGTGGTGCCGGCAGCGGTTGAATATCCCGACCAATGAAGAGCTCGGGATTGAGGAAGTGCCGGAGGATGAACCTGCACCGGACCCAAGCCAGGGATGGACTCCCGGAGCACTTGACCAATTAGTAAGACTCGATCAGGGTGTGAGGAAAGACCAAAACCCCCCTCCGGACAAGAGCGATGAGGAGATCGCCGCCACCAAGGAGATGGCCGCCGCCGCTCATGAACTCTCGCAGATCGTGAGGAAAGCAGTAAAGGAGGTATAATACGGCCCTCCCCCACCTCACCCGGGCGATCAACCGTTTCACCCGAGCAGCCATCGGATTACAGAAAGTCCGGGAGAAAGACCAGCTCGCCCGGGCTCACCTGCTGGATGTTGAGACATTCTTCCTGAAGCAATACGGGACCGTGATGTTCCGGTTCCAGTTCATGCAGGAGTATTTCCCGCAGCCGGCTCCGGAACCCGTGCGAGTGATGGAAGCCAAGAAGGCAATAAATCCCGCAGCACTGAAACGATGGTCGGATATCTGGGAAAGCATCGAGACTGAGACCACCGGCACATTACAGCACACCATCAAGGCAATAGAGGGCGATGCACTCCTGAAAGGTGCTGACCAGCTCAGGACACAATTGCGATTCGATGCAAAGACCACGTTCAGCCTGAGTAACCCCCGGGCCGTGTCGTTCTTCCGCAAGACAGGCGGCTCCGTTGATTATATCAAAGGTATCCAGGCAACTACCGCAGAGAGCCTGAAGCGGGTCATCACTACGGGGCTGGATGAGGGCTGGTCCTATAACGACACCGCAAAGGAGATCCGGAAGTTATACGATGGACCGATCAGCAGGGACCGGGCGCAACTTATCGCCACGCACGAGGCAGCGCAGGCATACGAAGCGGGCAACCGGGCATTTGCGGATACTATCGTTGATGACGGGATCGAGATGGAGAAGATGTGGACCACCTCCCACGATGACCGTGTGAGCGACGGATGTGAGGAGAACGAATCGGACGGATGGATCCCAATCGATGAGGCACATACCAGCGGTGACCAGGAACCCCCAAGGTTCCCCGGATGCCGGTGCTATGAGCAGTACAGGCAGGCGAAAGCATGACAGCGAAAAAAACCACACCCAAAAAACAGGAACCGTCAGCAGAACAGCCACCGGAAGATCCGGTAGAGGAGGAGGTTTACAAACCGATGGCCGTGCCGGAACCCGATCCCATTGAACGGCTGGCAGCGCTTGAATTGAGAATGGCAGCGATGGAGAAGGCAGTCAGCCAGCACAACCGTTACCATTTCGGCAGGATGACGTGACCTTCAAACCACCTTTTACTGAAGGAGAGGTAGGGTTTATTCGGAAATTCATTGATAAATATTACCCCTCTGAATTGGCTTTTAAAATCAGTAGTTTAAATCAAAAGGGCAAACTC